CCACCTAGATCGCCGCCTAGGTCTCCGCCCAGGTCACCACCAAGGCCGCCACCGAGGCCTCCTCCGGCGCCGGCTGCTGCAGCAGCTTCTGCCACCTGTTGAAGCTCCGCATCATGAGTACGATCATAGTACATCTCGCGTTGGTTCCGAATGAACTCTTCATTAGACATACCAAAGATGTGTTCGGCGACCCAACGACGTGAGAAGTAACCTTCTGTCGCTGAGCCTGCAATATCAAACTTTTGTTTCCAATGCTCAAGCTCTTGAAGTTCTGCAATCTTCGATGGGTTGTTCAAAGCCAACTTAAAACTCAACAGATCATCGCCGCGGAAACCAAGAGTATAAAGATGGATGATTCCAACCTTCTCTAGTTCTGCGATGATAACTCGCTGGAGCCTTTGGACAGTGCGCGCAAAACGGATATCCTTTTGAGCCAAGGTTGTCTTGTCTTCGGCGGCGCCTTCACCCATCGCTAGATATGCCTGGGGGATCTTCAACGCAGAGAAGAGCTTGTCCCGAAGATACTTAATGTCATCGATCTGTGTTGTATTCTGTCCTCCGGCAAGATTCTGAATATCTGTTACAGAACCTGCTCGGACAGGAATAAAGTAATCCTCTTCGACAGCCATCGGGTTATAACGCAGATCAATACGACCGGTCTTGGCGTCTACCACAGAATGGCGCTTCAGTTGCGATACTGTCTTTTGCATAAATTGTTCGACTTCGTTTGGCGGAACAGCACCAACGTCGATTTTAAATACGCGGCGTTCGGAGGAACGAATCACACGATAGGCCATCATGGCATCTTCCATAAGTGTAAGCTGGCGCCAAATACGACGGGCGGGCTCAAGGATGGAAGTTCCATAGGGAGCGTATTTATCATTACCAAGAATGCGGAAGTGGGCGACCTGCCAATTTTCAAAGGTCATGCCCGCAGAGTTCCATTGGTACTGAATATAATTCGGGTTTGTTGAGTCTTGTCCTTCTAATCTTTCGATTTCCATAGGAGGAAGCGCGATGACAGATTTAACACCAAAGTTATCATCGATATCAAGATACAAAAAGAAGTCGCCATACTTGCACATTGTACGCGACCAACCAAAAAGATTGTATTGAACATTAAGGATCTGATCGTAAAGGGTGGTTAAGACTGCTTTGATTTCTTCGTTACCAGACTTCACATTAAGCATCGGGCGAAGGTCAGAATAAGTTGTCATCTCATCTGCATAGATGTCCATTGTGGAGGCAATCTCTGGCATGTATTCCATTTGATCGAAATCAACATAGCGTTCGGAGCGGCGCTGATTCTGGATTGCCTGTGTAGCAATCGTATCAAGCGGGTTATACTGGGCTTTCTTGAACTGTTGGCCCGACGCAGACTTAAAGCGTGAAGAGAATTTATCCAGATGCTGGCGACGGATTCGGCGGCCGGTCTGTGAGCGATAATTAATAATAGGGCCCGAGAACAATCTCGTAAGGGCTTTGAATAGATCAGTATCTCTGTTTGCTGGGTTTTGGCCCTGATTTCTTTTTCTTTGTGCCATTTAATTTATATTCCTCACTTTATAATCCATTTATATTCGTCCCAATAGGACTTTGCTTCAGACATTATATCAGTTGCATTGTTGGGTTTGTATCCATCTTGGCCTTTTATTTGTGTATTCATAGTGGTTTTAACTGTGTAGATTGCGTCAACAAAGGCTTTTTGATAATTTAAGTCACGAGCATTTGCCTGAATAGCTGTATCTCTAACCCAGCAAGCAATCGCCAAAGCCATGATTAGATCATCATTATAGCTCTTCATTGCTTGGGGCCTTCCGTTCCTCCAAATAAACGTCTTAAATTCATTCACTGTTCGTGAAGAATATACTTTAATTAGTTTATTTCTTATAAACTCCTCTAATTTCGCAACAATCAAAGGGCGCGTTTTCATGCTGGTGGTAAAACCAGCGACTGCAGATGTCCTATGTTCTGCAACGTGTTGTTCCACATACTCATGAGTTGACTTAATAGAATAGTAGACATTGGGATATGCATATTCTGTCAACTTATCTAAAACGGTATAACCAATATTATTATTCTCTACTACCATCATGGCATTTCCAAACTCTCGTCCTACTTGGTTCAACATTACAGCAAACATATCGGGAGTTGGCTTGCCTTGATATTCTCCAATGATTTCTAATGTCTCTAGTTTAATAATATGAAACGTTGAGAAATCGGCTCCATCGCCTCTCGATACGTCAACAGACATAAGGTAATTACAAGTAGGGTCGAACTCTTCCCAAATCCAAAAATTGCGATCAAACCCTGTGCGATACTTTGGTTCGCAAACATTTGAAAGCAACCATGTCATATCGTCAGGGTCGATAACAGTTTCGCCAGAAGTATTGAAATTACATTGCAACTCCTGCGCGATCTGACGCTTGGACATGTTTTTAGTTTCTTTCTTAAACCATTCTTTATCGCGGTCTGGATGGACATCCCAAGAGAGGGTGGTTAAATGGAAGTTGTTTGCGTTAGCTTCTGCGTCTGTACAAGTCTTATGAAACCAGTTGCCCACACCATTAGGTGTTGACAACGCAATACATCGTCCACCTGTCGATAGTGTTGGATACAGACCAGTCCAAAGTTCTTCAAGGCCTTCGATGTGAGCAGCCTCATCAAGAACCAACAAAGAGAGTGCTTCGGAACGACCAGCATCGCCAGAGGTTGAAGCAGCTTTAATGGTTGAACCATTAGAAAGCTCGAAAGATGTGCGGTTATCAACATCAATACTTGCAATCTTCAGCCATTCAGGCAGATTGCGCATCACACCCTTTACTTTCTTTACAAGGTTTCCTGCTGTAGCAAACTTGGTTGCCATAACGAGAATCGACTTATCGCGGTGGAATAGCATCAACCATACAATATAGCCGGCTGTAATCGTTGAGATACCAAGCTGGCGAGCTTTTAAAATAACATTAAAACGATAATCATTAAAATCTTGAAGTAGCTCATCTTGGAAATCATATGTGTCAAATAAGATTAGCCCGTGCATCGGATGAGATATACGGGCGTATGTCTTTAGGAAGTAAGCAGGATCCTTACCGCACTTTAAAATCTCTTTTACTTTTTGTTTTTTGTCTAGTTGAAAACTCATGCATCTTTTTTGCGTGTATCATTCTTCGGGCGCTTTCCTTGCCAACCACCTTGGTTAAGGAAAGTCTCCCAACTCTTTTCAACAGGCGCGCTGTTACCAGAGTTGTCATCATTCATTGCCTCATCGAGACCACCAACCTTAAAGTGCTTTTTGGCAGTCACCCAAGAGCGTACACGAGATGAGTTCTCGGCAAAGATATCAACCTCGCCTTCGGCAGTAAGAGCTACTGAATCACCAGTGATTCGTTTGTATTCTTTCTTAAGCCATTTAGAGATGTCGGTCATGCGCTGATCAATATCGCTCTCAAAACCAGGACCATAAATTTCTTTAAGTTGGATTTCAGATTGATAGGTAAGACACATCATATTGCCATAAAACTTCACACCAAAGCCGTCCATCACGCGACGGTCGATAAGCATGTCGCCTTCTTCGCGGCGGAGGGCGCCTGTCTTTACTGGTTCATAATCTTCTCCAAGCGCTCCATCGTATGCGTTGGCTGCGGCTTGTGAAAGCCCTTGTACTATTTCATAAACTGTTGCCATTACTCGACTCCTCCGGACTTGTCAGCCGGTAAGACTTTTTGTAATTCTGCGGCCAAATGTTTAATTTTCGTTATAACGGTACCTGAAAGGATATTAGTTTCCTTTGAAGCCCCAACAAGCATATCTGAAAGTTGTTTAATTATCCCTCTTTCTTGTGCTGTAATTCCTTGCTCTCCTTGTTCCTTAGCCGCGGTCATGCCGGCTTTTCGAACGTCACCGGTGGAAGCCTTTGCTTTTCCGAATTCGTCGGGAGGATCCATCTCTTCAAGACGCCCAAGTTCCTCTTTAATAATTTGAGCTAATATAGATTTAGTTATTTTCATTTTGGTCTCCATCCTTTTAACCATCTTTTTTCTCTGCCGTCCACATATTGAATATAACACTTATTGCAACAATCAAATTTGGTGAGACAAACATCGTCCATTGATTTCTTTGGATAAGATCCGCAGACCGAACAACATCTTAGAGATTCTCTATTAAGTAGTTTTTTTGAAACCTTTATACCATTAATGTCAACTTTTTCCTGCTGTTCTTCTTTTTGGTAAGATTTCTGATAGAATTCTTTGGATTGCTCCAAATATTCTTTTTCTTTAGTTTCATCCCAATTTGCTTTGGGGTTCTGAATTGTTTCGTCTCCGTATTTTTGGGAGATAGCTTTCTCAACTGCAGCAATGCGATCAGGTTTTTCCATTAGTTGAATACCTCATAAGCTCCGTATGAAACCGCGATACCGGCCGCAACGCCGCCGGCAAACCATAGCCAATCATTATCCCGCGAAAGCTTTGATAATGTATCTTGCAAACTGCTTAATTGTTTTTGCTGAGCAGCAATTGTCAAATCTCGTTCCTGAATTGTTGATTCATAACCGATGCGTTGGTTGTCGATCTCAAGCTGAAGTTCGGTTCGAAGTGTTCCCAGTTCTAGTGTTAGACGACTCTGGCATGCCAAAACTTGCTGTTCTTCTATTGTTAAGAGTACAGATGTGGCTGTCACATCAAAGAGCGTGCCTTCAAACGGAGCGCACTGTCCTTCTCCTAAAAATGTAAACCGACCAGCATCTTCAGCGATGGCCGTGTTACATAGGAACATACTCAAAATTAAAACTGCTAATGATTTCATTTGCTAACTCTTCTTTGTTTTGTGAAAATTGTTTCTCTATTGTTCTTCGCCTTTCGGTTATTGTCCGATTGTTGCGCTCTTGTTCTTCTACGTAGTTTTTCTCAAGAGTTTCAAGTGTGGTGCGATAAGATTCAAGGGCCTCTTCTTTTAGCCGAAGCTCTTCTTCGTGAATGGCGTTGAGTCCGTCAATCTGCTCTTGGAGCGCAGTAGCCTGCTCTTCATATAACCTAACCATT